AACTACTGTGGTTTTCGATTCGTTGGTTTCCTCGTTTGATTCTTCGGTTGTTTCTTCGACTACTTCCTCTTTCGGTTCTTCGTTGGTGTCTGAAACATCGTTATCGGCTTGGTTATTTTCTGTTTGCTTTGGCTCTTCTATTGATTCTGTGGTTGTTTCTGTATTCTCTTCTGCACCCACATTTGTATCAATCTCTATTTCAGTTTCTAAGTCCATTTCTAATTCCATTTCTATCTCCGCCTCTACCTGAATGACATTTACCTCAACCTCAGTCTCAGGCATATCAATACTAACAACTTGGATTTCTTGAATTTCTATTTCTGCAATCTCTATTTCAACAGATTCGTAAGTAATATTTTCAGTTTCAATAGGTTCGAAATCTAAACCAACATCTGTTTCTACTGGTGTGTTTACCTCAAATATATCTTCAACAACATCTATAATCTCTTCGGGTGCATCAGTGTTTAAAGCAACAAACATCTCAACACTTGTAATAGTTTGCTCAACAATAGTATTTACGACATTATACAAAACATTTACTTGAACATCATCGAACATTACACCAACTGCCATATTGATATCTCTTCCACCAACCTCGATAATAATTGATGTAAGACTACCAAAAAAATTAAACCCACCTGAATATTCGCCATACTGACTGTTTGTGCCGCTAGCACTTAAAATATCAGTGCCACTAAATACATTTGTTGTTCCGTTTTTTCCTGTGATGTGCATATAGATAGAATCTTGTGCATCAGGCTTAAAAACTTTGATTTCGTAATTGGTTCTGCCCCCATGAGTAAAATTAAGGTCTGATATATCAACTGTATTGACAAAAGTAGTCCCCATGTTTGCAACTCCCATAACACTGGTTGAATTACCACTGCCAGTAATCATGGCACATTTATCAGTGCCTAATTGCCCGCAAGTAGAACCAGATGGCATAGTTGCTGAACCTTGACCGCCCCAGTCAATATCCATATCCCCCTCATATCTTGATGAGGTAACATAATTATTATTTCCGTCTAATATATCGTTTGAGTCTTCATTTGTGACAGTGGTTGTCGTTGTTGTTGTGGTGGTTTCAGTTGTTGTTAAAATACCACCATCTTGAAACTCAATAGTCTCAATGCTTGATTCTTCAATAATTTGTTCAATAGTTGGCGAACAAAGTCCAACTGTATCAGTATCACAATCTACGGCTTTGCTATAAGAGGGGTACAAGCATAAAAGTAGCCAAAGTAAAAAATACCCTCCAACCATTCGGTTTGTCATTTTTTTTTCTTTCTTCTTTAATTTTAAGTTTCTCTGCCTCTTCCATACTGGCAAAAATTAAACTACCTTTTGGAATTTTGTCTTTGTTTTCTTCCCAACCTTTTTTAGCGTCCTCCCCAATACTAGCATTGTAGGGACAGTAAGTCCCCGCATTCCACATCGCATCAAATACTCTTGCATCAGCACACAATGTAGAAATAGCGGCTACTTTCATACCCATAGCATAGAGAGATCGAGAGAGTTTAATACGTTCACAGTTTTCGTCTGTTACTGTGACCCCTGATGCAATACCTAAAATTTGTGTTTGCACACCAACTGATGCCGCTGTTTTACATACATCAGAATTATTAACTACAACTGATGGTGCATTAGCTGTTGGTGGTGTATTGTTAGTTACAACTGTTGATGAAACTGTATTAGTATCTGCACCAAGAGCAGATGACATAAGCCCATTTAAAAACCAAATTAATATTGATGCGATTATTATTCCTATAATAAAAGGATTTCTCACAAATCATCTCGCTGTAGTTGGTATGCCTGAAGATGAGACAAAAGGTGATTCTGCAAATGCCATGTAAATATAATTTTCTCCATTATTATTTTGTGTACCATCTGCTGTACGAAGTTTGATACCATTTGAAACAAAATCCATATCTTTAGTTGTTCTTGTAACCTCTACAGCACTACTGTTTAAATTTAATGATTTTCTACCAACAGGATTATTAGGTGCTAAAGTATCTCTTTTAATATCAATCGCAAACCAATCATTACTTGCACTTATATTTTTAAAAACAACCCAAGCTGGTCTAAATCCAGTGTAGATAAAGATTCCATCTTCACTTGCATTTCCAGTGTAGCTTCCGAATTTGCTGTAGCCTTTTATTGATCTAAAACAGTATGCGATCATACCCTCTGAGGTTCTATTAGTGTTTGAAGCCGCACCTACGCTAAAAACAGTGCTTGTAGGATTTGTATTTGCAAAAAAATCAGTATCTGTTCCAGCGGCGGCAGTTTGATTTAAACTAAGATGTTTATTAGCACCACCCAAACCTGTATGAAATGTAGTCCAATCTGTTGCTGTTTCTCTACATTTAAAAATTATCATTTCTGGAGTACCTCCTAAATTATGTGCTACAGATTGTGTTCCACCAGCACCTGTATAAGACACAATACTAAATCCAGCAGTTTGATTTGTTGAGCCTGAACTATCTAAAGTTCCAACACTTGTTGCACTTGCATCATTACTAAATGATGTTCCAGCTTTCCAATTCCAAGCTACAAAAGAATTATCTCCCGAAGCTGACGCATTTACATTAGCTTGAGTTCCTACAGTAAAACCGTCAGTGTCAAAACTTTTTAAACTTTCACTACTTTGAGTTTCTGCACCAGTTGTATCAGTTCTCATTCTTTTATGAACTCCACGAACAGAATCAAAAACTTGGTGGTTGTGGCTATCGTCTCTACATTTAATCCAGACCCAATCTGGTTGCATATTCTCTGACCCATCTAAAGTAATAGCATTTGAACTGCCTGTTCCTGTATATAACTTTGTCTGAAAATAAAGTTCTGGGTTATCTATTGTTGTGTAAGCCACTATCCATACTCCGCTAAGTTTTTAGTATTAAGTGCAAAAAAATTTTTTGCTGAACTGTCAAAAGATGCCGACCCACCATCGTTTGGAGAATGTTCAAAATTGCCAAATCCCTCAGGGTCAGTATTTCCTGATGAGATTGAAAATGTTGGATTGCCAAAATTAGCTGATAAAACTGCTGATGTTGGTGCACAACCAAAAGTGTATTCACTATAAGCAGATATATCTATTCCTGTTCCGCTATTTTGTATTGTTCCATTTTTTGCAAAATATAATTCGTTATTATCTAAATCTAAATAAACTCCTACAATATCTCCTGTTGATAAAGAGCTTACTGAAGCTAAAGTGCTTCCACCACTTCTAATATCTCCATTTTGTTTATACATAAACGCCCCTGTTTTTCCACCATACACATCATCATTATCATTCATCGTATCAGTAGCAACAATTCCTGTTTGAAAAAAACTGCCACTTACCCATTTTGATTCATAATACCATTTACCTGATGAAACTCCTATCGTTGCAAAAATTCCTCTTGATGTTCCACCCATAGTTACATTACAGTTTCCCTCAGATAGAGTAATGTCTGATGATCTTGGTGTTAAAGGACTCCATGTGATAAAATTATTTGTGCAAGTATCAGTAGTTTGATCTATGCTTGTTAAATTATTTACAGTAAAGTTATTAGAGTTTCCTGATACATCTGCACCTAGACTACTTGCATTTTCAAAGTCTAAATAAAATCCATTATTACCAAATGTTAATCCTGATACATTTATTGGCTTCCAAATGTTTCTGCTAAATAACCATCTAAAAAATCATTATCGCCACCATTTGTACTATCAGCACCAATAGTGTTTTCTCTATTTTGTCCAAAACCTAATATATCATAATTTTGACTTGGATAAACTATTCCATCTCCACTACTGTCAAATGATGTCTCCTGAACACCATTTACATAAATTTTAATTCTATTTGTGTCTGTTGATTGGGTTGTATCTATAGCGATTACTATATGAGTCCAAGCCGATGGGTCTCTAAATAATCTATTTGTTTTTAAATGTCCTGGAACGGCATTGTCTAAAAAAATATTTAAAGTATTTGAGCTAAAAACAATAGAATCTCTATTATTATTAGAGCCACTTGTATCAGCGGTTAAAATTCTATCATTTCCACCAAATCCTGATCTTTTACACCAAAAAGAAATTGTCATTTTTCTTGAACTTGTTGGTGTTCCAAATCCATTTGTTCTTAAATAATCATTACCACCTGAAAACCTACATGAGTTTGCAACTTCATATCCTGTATCTTTTATGGAGTTAGTTCCAAGTATTAAAGGCATCAACTCTCCAGTGTTGGTAGTTCGCCTAATGGTCTTTCAATCACAGGGTTTTCTTTCGTTCCTGTATTTACATAAGTATATAAAGTTTCTAGTGCTGGAGTATCACTTGCGTTAGTTATAGCTGTTTCCATTTCAGCTTGTTTAGTTCTAACAGAATCTCTATGCGTTGAAATAGATGATGGTATAGCAGTAGATTTTTCAGTGTTTCTAGTTATGTACCAATCTGTTTTAGATAATTCGTTAGCTACTTGTGATTTTAATTGTTCTATCAATACAGTTTTTAAACCTTTAATAGCTACATCTCCTACATCTTTTCCCTCTGGTATTTTGTCATCTGTTTTATCTTCTTCCGTCCATAAAGTATCTGCGTGTGCTTTAGGTGTAGCAGTTCCCCATGATCTAGTAACTTGATTGTCAGCAAATGCAAAAGATTCGTTTGTATTTATATACCAATTTTTATCTTTAAAATTTGTGCTGTCAGTTACGACTTCATATATGCCTATGGCATTTAGTTCAGATTGTGACCATAACTGAAATATTTTAGCTGGGTATCTTACATCTCCTATAATTATGGCTTTAGGATTTGTAATTATTTTAGTTATTGAACTATCTTCAACTAAAGCGTACATATTTTAACTTTCACTCAAATTTAATGTTCTACCTACTTCTTGCCATACAGCACCATTGTATCTAAATACTAATATATCAGTTTTACCATCTGTTGAAGTAAATGTTGGTGCAGTTGAAGCCGCAAATTCAAATATAGTATTGAATGCGATTGTATGAGAGCCATCATAATTTATTTCTAAACATATAAAAGACCCCTCAACAGAATTAGTTGGTGCGGCAAACGTAGTATTTTCTGTTGTTAAATGATATGCGTTGGGCTTGGCTTGTACGTCCCATGCGACTGCGTTTGATGATGATGTTAATGCTTGTTGTGGAATATAAGCTAAATCATTAAATTTTATATAGCCTGTTCCATTTGTTGTTACTTGAATATGACCATTAGCACCATCTTCTAAAGTAATGTTTCCAGCATTTGTACCATTATTTGTATTTAAAATTAAATCTCCTGTGCCTTGTGTAGTTAGAGTTGCGTTTGCGTTGTTATCTCCAATCTGTACTGTATCTGCACCTAAATTAATATCTCCAGTACCATTAGGAATAATATCAATATCTGCATTTGATGTTGAAACAATATCTTGACCATTTACATCTAAGTTTCCTCCTAATTGTGGGGTTGTGTCATTAACTAAATCTGATGTAACTGCACTGTCAATAAAATTGACTGTATTAGCTGATGTATCAATAGTTGCTAAAGTAATATCGTCTGAACCATCAAAAAATTTTAAAGTTAAACTATTTGAACCAGCGTTGGTCGTATCTAACCAGATTGTGCCTGTAGTCGCTGATGATGGTCTTGATGTGCCTGAGTTATTAGAATTGATAGCCGCAAAAACTGTATTTAAATCTGTTCTTACGTCAGGAAAACTCGCATTGGAAATTGTAAAATCTGATGCCTGTGCCATATTTATTTATACTCCTTTTAAAATCCTTTTGCAATAAAATCAAAAGTTCTTGAAATATTTGAGCCACCTGAGTTTTTAAATAAAACATCGAAAGAATCAACTGTTTTATTTGAAACTGTAAAAAAGTCTCCCGTATTTGCATCTTCCATTGTTATTCCAACGGCGTATCCTGTTGTCTTAAATGGATTAGTAAATGAAACTGTTTTAGTGCCTACACCTGAAGATATATCATTACCGCTAAATATTCGATCAGGCATATCTACTGTTACTGTTACTGCTGAAACTACTGGTGTTGATGCTAAGTCAGATGAAGTTAATACTACCCTAAATTTAAAAAATCTAGCGGTATAATTACCAATCACAAAATTTTGAAAAGATGTAAAAGTAGAATTATCATCGCTTGTAGCTATTTCTAAATGAGCATCGCAATTCGCTGGTGTATCTCCATCGAAGTTAGATTTTGCAGAATCAAAGAACCCACTTCTATTGTCAAAAAGATCGTCTGGATTTCTAGCAGATTGTGTTAATGATGCTGTAACTCTCACAGTATGTTTTGCACCAATATCAATGACATCTGCAAAAGCATAGTTCCCTGATGCTAAAAAATCTGCATCAGCCACACCAGAATCAAAAAATCTAGTTGTGTTTGCGTCAAACAATCCAGATGCAGAATCGAACAATTCGCTTGAATTTAGTATAATAGAATCATCAGAAATAGACACATTAGTTCTAGTACCAGAAAAACTAGGGTGTTCATTAACAGTTGTAATAGAATTAAAATTTTCTGCACTTACTACATTTGATACAATAGCTGTTGCATTTGAACTAAAATTACCAAGTTTATCTACTGCTTTTATCAGGTAAGTCCCAGCCCTAGCGGGAACTGTAATGCTGGTAGCTGGACGAGATACCTTTGTAACTAAATTAACAGAGTTCAACCAATCTCCAGAGCCATCTGTTTTTGCTGAAAATCTTATTTGGTAAAAAGCTAAATCTAAATCTGGAATTTGTGTCCAACTTAAATGTGCATCGTTTCCTGTAATATTACATGATAAATCTTCAACATCTGATGGTGGGTCAATAGCACCTACTATTTTTCTTTGTGCAGTAACATAAGTAGATGAGACCCCAGTAGTATTGACCGCTTTTACCCTTACGTCATAAGTTTGTTGGTCAATTACATTTAAAACTCTATGGTTTAATCCTGACCCTTGAGCATAAATAATAAAATTAGAATCGGTGCTTAGTTTGTATTCTACTTGGTAGAAATCAATAAATTTATCAGGCGTTGCACCTATAGCTACATCGAGTGCGACTATGACAGTGCCGTCATTATATTCAATTAATGTATCTGATAATGTTACACTAGCTGGAGGTCTTACACTAAATGGGTTTGGCAGAGTTGTATCTGGTATAGTAGCGGGTGCAACTTGCGTACCAAAAGCATAGTATGAGTCTTGATGCTCACTAAGTTGCAAAGTAACTGTATGATCTGTGTTTATGGTCATTCCTTGAATACGGAAAGGTTTAGCCGAGAAAGATGGCGTGGCGTGGGTAATATTAACAATGTCCCCAATAGCTAAATCTAACGCAGTTCCGTCACATTTTAAAGACACATCTAGGCTTGATCTTGACCTACGCAATATAATCTCTGCAAGTTCTTGGGCTTGATGCTGATTTACGATCATAGGAAAATCAAACTTACCCTCTAATAGTATGCCCCCATCTGCCGTTTTCATATTGCTATGTGTGTCTGCACTAGCAAGTCCTGTTTCATCTACTGGAGGAAACTGGGCTGTATCTGATTGATATGATTTGTCTGGATTAGTAAAATTAACAATAACACGATTATAACGAGAGTTTTTGTTTTTACTTGCCACATTTATGCCACCTATTATATTATCCTCTGTTAGTGTTACGCTTGCACTACCTGATGTTTCAACTAATACTTTATATTTTCCAGCCGTAAAATTTAGATATGATCGAGTTCCTTTTACAAAGTCTGCTACAAGATCAATAGACTTTCTTGATGTATCTACGACTGGGTGGCTGTCTAATAAATCAATCGTGCTTGCACCACTAAAAGGTGTAATGTCTGCATCTACTACATCGCCAGCCGTTTGCCAGTCTGCAAAGTTACTGTCAAAATAACTGTCTGCAATACCCATACCAAATCTTTCGTTTCTTAAATAATCTAACATCTGGTAAATGCCGTTATCTGAATATTCCCAAGTTGTGCTATCGTTTTGTCTATGTGAACCAGAGCCACCAGTTTTTGTGCTGTCAAGATTTGGATTATAAACTTTTCTACCTTTAACTATTGCTGTTACATTTGGTAAAGAACCAAAAGCATCTGCATTCCATTTAAATTTAAGTGCAATGTACGCTAGCCCACGAAGCCGATGGTTCGAAGTCCATGATGATAAACCTGATAATAATGTAGATGCACTTTGCGAATCAGTTCCATAATGCGGCTCTACAGTAATTAAACTTTCAGCACTTGAACCCTCAACAGTTGGGTCAGCTTTAAAATAATTTGAATCTGAACTAGCAACACTTCTTTGAGTGTTATCCGCTAAATCTCCATCAAATGTAACCTCAGAATCATTTATAAATATTTTTGTAATATCGTCTATTTCGCCCTCTGAAACTATTATAGCCATATATAGAAACTCGTTGTCCGTCCCTGAAGTTTCTACAAAAACTACATTGCCCCCGACCTTTCTTGTTCCATAAACTATTGGAATGTGTGCATTTGCACTAATTTTATTTACTAAAACACCTCTTGCAATAATGTCTTGTTGATTGTCTCCATAATCAGGTATTTCAGGAATAGGATTTAGCCAACTAATTACATCGACTGCAAGATCAACTACAAAATCTATTGCATCGCTAATAAAGTCAGTAGCATCATCAATAAAACCACCTGGGTCACACATCTGAGTACCTCCATAAACCGCCCATTTTTTCAAAGCCGTATCTATCTAATAATTTATCTGCTACTAATTTTGTTGATATAGTTAAATGTATATGCCTACCTTTTGCCTGATTTTTGATTATATCCATAGTTTGATTAAATAAATTTAATGATCGATATTCTTTTAATATATAAATTACTTGAACTGATAATAGTTGCTCTTTAGACCATAAATATTCGTTCATCATAAAAATTGTAATTCCAACTATTTTATTTTTGTCTAAAT